TCATTCCATCGTGAAAATTCTTAATCCTGATTGAAGCAAGTTAATATTTACGATGTTGTAAGTATCATTCATCATCTGATGATTTGAATTTATTTCAATCTGTTGACTTATATTGTCATCAGACATTATAACTATGATACGTTCTTCTGGCAATCTAATTTGACCACTTTCTATTGTCGGACTTCCTTCTTGTTGGGCTATACATGGCAAATCTTCTGTTACTTCTTCGGGTTCTCGTATCCATATAGGATTGCCAAAGCGGTCTGTCTCCTCGTAATAACCATCAGTCATATAGGTAAATTGAAAAGCATTAGTCATTGGTCTAATAGTTGCTTTATATTCATATGATCGCTTTGCTTGAACATCACTAATAATCAGATATTTTGTATCGTTATACGTAATTACATCTCCACGTTTTATAGGAAAATCACTATGTATTGTTTTGTCGTCAAAATCTGGTAATGTATCAGATAACGTTTGACTGGATAATATTGCCTTACGTGTGGTTGTTTCATCATTTAATGTTACTGGAACACCAAAATCATTTACTAAGTTTGTAAATTCCTGTTCTAGCATTTAATCATTCCTTTCTTGTTGTTTTAAATTAATTACATCGGAAATTTCAAAATTATCTAGGACAATAATACATTCAATTAGGTGTAATGGTATTTCTCCATATGTTATAAATTCAGACCTATTATATTTAGCAAGACTTTTTACATAATCCAAAATAAATTTTTCTTCATTTTCCTTAACCCAATATGTAATTTCTTTCTGTTTCTGTGATTGTATATATATTTCTTTATAATTAAATTTTTCAATGACATTTGTAGTTTCTGGATTAATACCAAGAATAACGCTCTTTTCTTGTTCAAGATAAAATGCCAAAGGATTGAGATGATCCAGTAAGTATGTTTTAGGCTTTTTATCATTTATCAAATATTTTAAAACTTGTAACCTTGTTTTTAATTCATCATCAATGACCCAGTTACCCGATAAAAACTCCATTATTTTACATTCCATTACTCCTGATTCTTGGTTAGTAGCTGTTATTGGTAAACCACCAAACCTCTCTTTCATTTCACTACTATTGAAAGCATTTGGAAGCAACTTTTTACTTTTTAATATGCGCATTAGATTATTAATACTCGTATTATGAAATACGTAATTTTTATTATTAAGTTTAAATTCAATATTAAGTGTATCTAATTTAATTTGTAGCAATCTTCTTTTGTAGTCATCAAATTCACAAGTTTTATTTTGCTCATTTAGTCTATTAAAGTATTTGATCAACTCTTTTTGATTCATCTTTTCAAATCCCCTTTACTCATTGAACAGCATAAAAGTTGGTGAGTTGCTTTTTTCTGCTTTTAATTTGCGAATTTGTACAGTTAATTGATCTATTCTATTCTGGAGATTAGTAGCAAAGTCCGATACAGAAAAATCTTCATGCTGTTTACTGGCAAAGTATGACTGGTTATTAGCCATTGAATTTAATATTTCTAATGCTGCCTCCAGTAATGCTATCCTCATAGACTTATCATATGTAGCTTCCTTATCTAAATCATTGTTATGTAGGTAAATCTCTAATTCATCATCTGTATAGCCTTTTAGCCCTTTTAATTCAACTTTTAACACTTCTAAAACTGTTTTATTCAATTCAATCACTCCATATAATTAATTTTTGGCAATAAAAAAGCCATCCATGATGGACAGCTTAATAATCTAGAAGATTATATATGTTTTCCAGCTTTTTCCTCGTATTTTTTGCATAATGGACGTTTGTGTCATCAATATTATCAAATTTATATTCTTTACCATCATTAAAACTCAAAAACATCCGCAACCTACTAAATTCTTGATGACGTTCGGACGATATTTCGTTAACATCTTTGTAATATCTAGTTGTAGTTGAAAAAGAATAGTTTCTTTTACCATTTGAATGGAATTGAATCACTGTCATTTTATCTTTGAAAAACAAATAGAGTTCAACCAATTCTTCAGTGAAAATATTTTTTGGATAGAATTCAATCATTGTTTCGTCATAGCCACGTTCCCTTATAAACTCTATTGCATCTTCAAAAATAAAATTTGTCGCACCTGATTCAAAACCCTCTGGCATTTCAATCTGGCTTTTAAACTGGCAAAATTCCTCAAACGTTAATCCCATTTTCTCACCCCCTTTATACACCCATTATTCGACAAAAATTTGTAAAATCCTGCTTATTATATAATAAAAAATACCTATTCGGATTCTTCATGTTAATATTTTTTCTTTTTTGGCATTATATTCCTCTTGTGTAATAAGACCATCTTCAAGTAATTTTCCAAACTCTCTAATTTCTTCTACAACAGATTGATTTGTAGTAACTGCGTCATCATCATTTGTTTCATTTCTTTCTTTTTCGTCTTCTTTGTCTGCTTCATTAATATAAATCTTAAATAAACTATACCAGTATTCTAAATCTTTTTTTCCATGAACAAATATATCTTCGCTTTTTCTAACTCCAAATTTATGTTTTAGGAAATAAACTAATCTAACTGGATTATTAGTGTCATTGACAACAATTCTAAGACATAAACTTTCCACTTTATCTTCCGAGGTACTAGATCCACTTAATCCACCGATTACCGCACCAACACCACCAGCTAATACACTTCCTAATAATGCACCACCTACTTGACTTCCTCTATTTGTTTTAGTAAGGGTATTACCGTCTTGAATTATTTCTATTTCTAAAATATCCCTATAGGTATATTTATTTATATTGAAGCCATCTTTTAGGTTATCTCTACTAAAAAAGCATACACTATCAATATTTTCATCAACCAGAACAACTAGTTTATCATCCTTTGATGTATATTCTTTATCGATACTAAAATTTGTTAATTCAGATTTTGTTTTATTAACTAACTCATAAAATTGTATTTCATTCTCTTTACCAATACTATAGGCACTAATAATTATAATAACTACCATACCTAAAGAACTGAATATCATTACAGTGCCTAATGTTTCATTTATGAAAAGGGCAAAAAACCCCCCTATACCCAAAACAAAAAAAGATGTAATAAAAAATTTATAACGTGACTCACTTGACATATTTAAATCCCTCTCCCTTCTACTACAATATACGACATATAGGACAAAAATCCTGCTTATTGAGAAATATTTCCTATATTATTTTTACTTCTCTAATTTTTGTACTATTACATTCTGGACATCTCAATAAATCATGAAATACTGCTAGACATTTTGAACAATAATATGCATTTGTAACTTTAGATACAGATTGTAAATTTTCGATTATGTTATAATATGTTTCTGGATTTTTTATATATTGTAAATTCATTCGATCACCTTCTTTATTTGAGATAAAAAAATACCCTTCAAATATGAAGGATAGGTAAAAATTCGATTATTTATGTATTTCTCGTTCAATTTTTTCCACTTTTGAATCCAATTTAACAATTGTGTTACCTGTATTCTCCAATAATCTAATGATTTCGCCAAAACCTATAAACATGATACCTGAGATTAAACCGCTGACAGCATATATAAAAAATGCTGACCATGAAAAATACAGAGAACTACTTGCTATAATTAAACCTGCCACGATCCCTACAACAATAATAATCTGCCCTAATGTGTAAAGCCATTTTGCAACTTTATTATTTGTATTCAATTTTACATCCCCCCTTTTTTATTATATTACCATATATTTCATCCAATGTGAGCATATATGCCTAAAATTTTAGATTTTCTGTTCGTGTAAAAATTGGTATGCTATGCCCAAATTTTTGCTAATAGGGGTCTACAGGTTAAAATAAAGCCTTTGTATAGCCTTCTATAACCGATTTAGACCTATTCCATATACGTATGCTATAATAGACCTCAATAAGCCATACTTTACTAACTTATAAATATACAAAACCTTGTTTACATAATAGCCATTATGTCTACTAACTAAAAGTAAGAATAGTTGTCATGACTGGTTTTAAAGATAACATAATAATTATCAAATATGCATAATTTATGCAACATCATAAAACCCTATGATACCAACGTTTATATAAATTGTAATAATATTCAGTTATTATCAAAAATGTATAAAATCATGCATACTTTATCTCTTATAATAGCCCCTTATATAGACATTGACCATATATGCCTATAACAGCTAAAGCCCTGCATTGCTGGCATTTTGGGTTTTTGTGGAGATTTTTTACATTTATTTCGATACTCGAAACATTTCTATTGTAACAGCGAGATTTTTTCAACATATTTATATATCTTCAAATCCCCCACAAATCAACATTTTTATGTAACATTATTCTAATTGATAATGGTTATCATTTAGTCACCATCTATACCATATTACCCTAATTAAGAATTACCCTGATTTACATTAACATTACTATGTTCTTCTATAATCCGTTCCATCTCCTGTACTTTATCAATGAATGAAACGTTATCCATAATGGATTCAATACTAATTGCATCTAATTCCCTTAGCTTTTCAATGCTTTCAACTATTTCTTTATCGGACTTAGGCATTGATGGACTAAATACAAATCTAACTGAATCAAATTCATCATCATTAAATGTCACATCTTGCATAGCTAGTATTCCCCTGATCTTATCTAAACGCTGCTCGAATCCATCTTCTAAGTATTTACTGTTCATATTGGCTTTAATCAATGCCAATGTATAGATAGCTTCTACTGCTACCTCTGCAACATTACTGATTTCAGTAGTACCATTTAATACAACGTTAGGCAATTGTGATATGTCCATTAAAGCATTTCTAAGTGTTCCGTATAACTCTTTAAATGCACTATGACTAAAAGGATTAGCAACATATTTAAAATCGCTGTCATCGTCTAAATTAAGTCCTACACCGTTTCCATGCTTAGGTAGTTGTGCATCTGTTAATGGCTGACCAATTACTACAGGCGTTCCCATAATATGACGGTAATAGCCATCAAAACTTTTAGATAACAGGCTTTCCATGCTGTCTAAAATATCAATATAATCATTTATTTCTGCATACCCTCTAGTCTTATCCATTTCATTTTCAGTTTTATAATGGACTGGCATACCAGATAAATTAACGGATTCCTCAACCTTTCGTAAATCTCCGCCATAATTATCATATTTATATACCTTTTCATCTGTGAACACGTTATAATAATCAATAGCATCTGAATTATAAGCCTGAATAAACGCTATCATGACGTTTTCATGGTTATACACTGGATATGCTTCGCTAGGATCAATTACTTGGCTTAAAATCTTTCCATCCTTCATATATACATACTCAAAGGATTCACCGTAACGAATTAAGTCATTAAGTATACGATAATCAGTTTTATGATATTTGCCACGCTTATATACCTTGTTCAATTTATCTATGACGTTTTCTGATCCACTTAATGAAACTGGATTCTTACCTAACAGAAAATTGACGCTAAATTTAATAATCGTTTTAGCATAATTTAGTACAATCTTCTCTGTTTTCAATGTTACACCGTTAAAAGTTTCATCTGGTCTTTGTTTAATTTTGTGCTTGTTTTCCCCTAAATACTCTTTAATGGCTACGATTTCCCTAATATGATGCTGTTGCGGAACACTATGTACTTCTTGAGTAACGAATTTCTTAAAACTACCGTCATATTTTTCACGTATCAACTGTTCTAATTGCATATAATCAATTCCTTTCATAATTAAAAAATCTCACTTCACAATAGAATGAAATGAGTTACACGTACCATTTATTTTCTAATTTTGCCAATACAGATAAAGAAGCACTTATAACCTTATCATCATTCCCTACTCCACTATTGCCCATCTTTCCATTATCATTATTAATCTGGTATATCTGCATCTGCTCTAATGTTTCTTTATCATTCAAAAGGATATAACCGAGTTCAAATTGTTCCTTAAACTTTTCAATCAATACTGGCTTACTTGTCTTGGTAGTCGTAAATCCTAACTGTTTCTTATGTGTTCCACGCTGATCAAACAGCTTTTCCTTATACATATTTAAATAACCGTAATCATCACGTAATTTTTCAATAAGAACAATTCCAACATTATTACGTTCAATCGCTACAAAAGCCTGACCGTAATGTCTTAATAAATCATTGGCAACCTTAGCAAATTTATATACTGGTAATTTATTACTGCCAAAACTGGCTACTTCTATACCCTCTTCATCTAAAATGGTTATTGTCGAATAGTCTCCAGTACCAGATGAAGCTGTTGCTGTATCAATTCCAGCATAATATTTCTTTTTCTTATCGTATTCATGATATATGTATAACTCTTTGCCTATGTATTTTTTTAAACTGTCTGGAATGTCTTGTATATCCTTTTTATTAATGGCTGGCATTATGTGATTGATACGCTGCATAATTTTATTTTGTTCAAATACACTGTTTCCACTTGAAACAAACGATTCCATAGGATTAGAGGGAAACTCTTGCCAAAACTCTTGTAAATCCATATCCATTAGTTTCCACTGTCTCCATGCAATTTGTTTTAATGTCGCCCCTTTTTCATGTAAAACCTTTTCATCTTCATCTAAATCCTTAACAGATGGATAGGACTTAAAATAACTTCTATACCACTTCCACGCTTCCTCATATTCATCTGCCCACATTTTCTTATAACCGGACGAATAGAAGGGAGCAAAATAAGCTGTATACTTTGAATGTCCACGATAAGCCGACATAAACAATTTATAATAATGATTCCCGATACCGTTAGATGTAGTTTCAATAATAAGCCTACTGTCCTCACTTTTTGCAAGTGCTTGTTCTGCTGACAATAACTGTTTTTCTTGATTGCCATAAAAAGCAAACTCTGACAAGTGAATCATTGTATATGTACTTCCACGCCCAATATCCTTATTTCCTGCTGTAACTGAAGAAACAGATGATCCATTACTTAATATTAATTCATTACGGTTATCACGTACTGTATCAGGGAACAAGTTAGGATATTTATCTCTTGGCAAATATTGATTCATTCGCTTCAAACGGTTAAATAATTCCCTTGCTGAGTCTTCCTTATAAGAAACTATCATGATATTAGAATTAGGCTTATTTATGGCAATAAAAAAAGCCCTTGCTAAGGCATAAACTGAAAAACCTAATTGTCTGCTTTTGGCTACAATTGAAAAACGTTGCTTATTTACTATGTCATTAAATTCTATTTGTTGATCGTTTAAGTCTAATTTGACTAATTCCCCTGCGTTATCCACAATATGTACAAAATTCTTACAAAACAAAGTGAAATCGTTCATTATACGCTGAAGCTTTTCTTGTTTTGTTAATTTCTTTGCCACTTCATCACCCCTTATATCGCTAAGTCGTCATCATCTTCTATTTCCGTATCATTTCCCATTAAATCTTTAACCGCTTTAGCATTTTGTTTAATTTGTTTCTGCAAATCTAAGAATAATTTAATACTCTTTTCATCACCTTCTTTTGCTTTATTGCTGACTACATCATAGATTTGTTCAAAATCATCTGTTGAACGCCATTCAAGCAACAACATTAATAATTGTCTATATTCTGGTGTTTTCTCCCACTTCAAGAAACTATTCAATGTTTTCATATGTACATATCGTAAAAAATCTTCCTTGCTTTTTTTCTCTAAACGTTGATCGTATCTAATATCATGTTTCCATTTGAAATATTCACGCTTTTTAAATGGAATTTTTTCTAACGCTTCATAAACTGTCATTAATGATTATCCTTTCTGTTAAATTGTAACTGGAACACCTTTTTTTCAACTGGAACACTTAATGGAACACTAAATATAAAGGTAATTGTTCCAATTTACACCCTATAAACACTGTCATAATTGGATTTTACCTTCACTGGAACACTTGGAACACGTTTTTTCTAGTTTCTCTTATATGTATATATAATTACTAAATTATGTCTATAATCTCTCACAACACTAAGGATTATTTTTTTACTGTTCCAACTGTTCCAGTAGTCTATAAACGTTGATATGATAGGATTTTAAAAATAAAACTGGAACAATTTTATATAAATTTACTGTTCCAGTTACTGTTCCACTTAACTATTTACTGTTCCACCTATTTAAAAGGGGAATATTCTTTATATTCACTTGATAAACCTATTCCGTTCCAAGTTGTTTTTTTATTAAACTTATTTGGTCTGGAGGTGTCAAAATTATATGTCTGTTTTAAGTGACTATTAAATTCCTTTTTGCTGTAAGAATAATAATTGTTCTCTTTGCAATAATTTTTGTATGTATGATATAAATTTTCTACTGGTACTTGATAAGGTTTGTTGTTTTCATCATTTCCGATTTCGCAACATTCCTCAACAAACGTGACAATATTATCTGATTGGTTTATGTATTGTTTAAGCATCTCTATAGTTGATTCATTTTCTGAAAAGTTCATTTTCTTTTTACGTAATCGTTGCAATCCCTCTAACGCTAAATTTAATAGGGTTGACAATGCTTTTTCTGTTGTCAATTTACCTATTAAACTTTCATCCTTATTTTCACCTTTGAAAGTGTTGGGGAATGGAATAATAATCCAACGTCTGAAATAAGCATCTGAATTATCATGAGACTTTGGAATTGTATTAGCTGAATAAATATGTTTAGCAAACGGTCTAAATTGAAAAGGATTCTGCCCTTTTCTTTCAGCATCTATTGATCCACCTGTAACACTTGCTTTGAAGTTGCCATTTTGTTTCAATGCTTTATTAGGTAAATCATCAAACGTATTAATTAATTTATGCTGTAATTGTGCCACTTTAAATCTATTGTCGTCTAAGTCCTGTAACGCCACATTACTAATGTTACTGTTACCAATTAAAGCACTAATCATATCAATCATTACAGACTTACCATTTGCCCCACTACCTTGAAACATAAACGCTTTTTGTGCCTTAATGTCCATAGTCAAGCAATAACCAATCATTTCATACACTAATTTAACTGTATCGGCAGGAACAACCGATTTAACAAACTTATCCACTTTAGATATATTGGCATCAGGATCATAAGTAACGGGTAATTGAATTGTCGAAATTCGTTTTTGGCTATGTGGTAATAATTCACCAGTTTCCATATTTAATAATCCATTTTTCACATTTATAAAACCGTCATTTGGATTTACTTTAACATTCTTATATGTAATATCATTATTAGTACGTAACCAGTCAATCGTTTCACGTTTTCGGCTAATTGTGCTGTCATCTTTTAAAATGTCTTGAATAACCTTGTTTAACCTTGCTTCACCTTTTGGAATATACACGCCATCTTTATAATAATAAAGTGTATTCCCATCATAAAAAGTTGCCATATTTTCATTTATGTACCTGCCTAGTTTAGCAGGAACAAATTTAAAATTTTCACTAAAGAAGTCTTTTGGATTAATTTTGCTTTTCTTTTTTTCGTCATGACTAACTATTGTTGATGCCTGCTTACTACCCATATGTTTCTGATAGCTTTCTAACTCTGCTTCATATTGTTCATAATCATATTGTTTAGCTTCATCTTCTGTGATTTGTTTATCATCTATTTCCCAACTATTAGTAAAAGGATTAATTCTTGGTTTTCCCATTTTTCTACCTCTCCCTATATATTAAATCATTTGTTTTACTCTCCCTTTATTGATAATTTGCAATATATTCTTTATAAGCATTAATTATTTTTGGTGATGGCTCATATTTACCTTTTTCATATTTAGATAAATAGCTAGGATCGCACTTAGCATATTTAGCAACCTCAGCCAATTTGATGCCTAGTTTTTGCCTTTGCATCTTGAACATTTCTTTTTCTGTAAATTGCATTTTCATCCCTTCCTTTCCATTTCATGAATTTTAATTTTAAAAAAATAGTGTAGATAGTCGAGTTGACTAGACCCGACCATCCACCGCAAATTACAATGAAAGACGAATAATTATTAAAACATGGTTTGACGTTTTTTAGTGTAATTAAAGCCAATCAGACTGGAAACGTCTTAACCTCATCTGCTGACCGAATCCATATCAAATTTATGTGATTTTCCCCTGAAATTTAACGAATGAATATCAAAAACCACATGAAAAATTTATCCATTCGCCAACGATTTATATGTATTGCTTCCTTTTATTCCTATAATTTATTATGATGCTGTTTCAATAGAGAAACTAGCTGCTGCTTTTTCGTTCAACAATTTAACACCTTGCTGTGCTTCCAGATATACGGATTGTTTTGATCCGCTTACACTTTGAACAGTAGCATGATATGGGATAAGTTGAGCCAATTCAAGATAATCTGGATTAACTACAAATAGTTCATTGCTTAGACCCTCACAAAGCACGAATGAAACATTGCCCCAAACAGTGATATAAGTGTCCATATCAAATCCTAGGAAGTTATCCTTTGCAAAGTGTTCAACCGAATCAAAAGCATTAATCTGCTTTTTCAATTTAGCAGGAACAAAGCAAATCATGTTATCAGATACACCAGCGTTATATAATTTTTCAATTACGCTATCAAAAGCATCAACCGTTAATGCTGTATCTGCAACTTTGTTATCAGCATGAATTTGTGACAAAATACCATTCGTTTTATATGTCTTAGATGCAGATTTATAACCTCCACCTGTAGCATGGATAAAACGGTTTTCAAACTGTCGCTTAATAGCTTTAGTCTTTTTGGTAACTTCATGTGCCAACAAGTCACTAATTCCAATAGCATTAGAGTATTGGGCAGTATTTGTAACTGATGCTGTAGCCCCAATCAACTCTAACCAATTCTGCTTAGAACCTAAGTTATCTTTTTGGTATGCAGGAGCATCTCCACCTTCTGCCATAGTGACCGCACTAGCTTCATTGATTTCTTCTTGAATCCATTCGACATGAGGGGATTGAGCCGGAACAGCCTTAGACAACAATAAAGTTGAAAAAGGATTCTGTTTCTTATTCACCTCAATAATCAAGTCTTTCATATCGAATGATTGACCTGGAACAAAATCTTGCGTATTAAACATTTACTCACCTCCCTTCAAGTGTGATAATTTATGATTTAAAACCAAAGATTGACTTAACCATTCCTTTGTGATCGCCTTGTTTTTTAGCAACATCGTATGCATCATTCCCTTTCGTGTCTGTTGGCTGATATGAGTTGTTAATCTTCATATCATTATTGATTTTAGTTAATTGTTCGATTGTCTTAGTTAATCCTTCTTCATTGGACACATTTACAACATCTGCAAATTGTTCTAAGCCATTGGCTTTTAACTCTACAGATACTTGTTTTTGGAAAAGTTCATTTTCCTTTTGTTGTAAAGCCTTTTCAGCGTCTGTGGGCTCTTTAGGTAGTTTACCCTTAACCTCATCTAATTCTGTTTGTAATGGCTTTAACTCTTTCTCTTGCCATTCCTTTTTGGCATTAGCAATCTGTTCATCAACTTGTTCTTGCGAAAATGTTTGATCTGCCATTGATACACCACCTCTCTTTTTAATATTTGTATATGTATGAATGTCTAAATTAGACAGACATAAAAAAGTGATACTCTCTCCCTTTCCAATAAGTGAATTAATTTGCAAAAAATATTGGTAGCCGACCATCTAGCGACAACCGACTACGGGAGAGGTGTGCCCAATTGGCACATAATAATAATAATAATAATAAAAGAATTTTAAGGAGAATTTTGTAGTAATGCGTAATAGCATATCATTCTACAAAACTATAAATGTTTAAATATGATACATTAGCCTTATAGAAAGACATATAAATGTATACATTGAATTAAACCAACTACTTATATTAGAGTTAATTCTACAAATTTTCATAAGTTTCCGTCTATTATTGTTTACTATTGAAATATTTATTCGATATTATTATATGTTATACATTTTCACATGACTTGCAGATTGATTTTAACCCCTTCCTTCCTGTGTTTTTACTGTTTTTGCCAAAATTTCTTGTACTTGCTACTTTATCCTCTTTGCATTTACTACATTTAACCGTACCTAATTTATCCTTTTCTATTTCATCCAAATATGTATTGCTAATTTTCTTGGACAACTTTCTAATCAATGTTTTAAGCTGTCTTTTATTTTTAATGGATAAGTCGTATGTATTATTTAATTTATCAATAATATCTCGATACAGATTTTCCCTTACGTTTCCTTTTTCTTCTATGTTATAGATAGGATCAATAATCATTTTAACTATGGCATTCTCATAATCTTCTAGTTTAGTAGACTTAACCAACTGTCTAAACTTGCTTAAAATGTGATTATTAACATATGTATTATGATTTTTGTGCTTATCTTCCAGCACTTGAAATAATGGAATTGAATATTTAAACCTTATTGATTTCCCGTTATCATCTTTAACTGGCTCGCTTGTTTCAGTATCAACAAATAATAAACCTTCAATCATTTTAGGATCACCAAAATGAAATTTATGCTCTAATTCTTCCTGATTCTGTCTAACATTAATAGAAGTCACTCTTTGACCTCTGAAGCCGACTACTGGCTCTAATCTCTGCTTTATGACGGTCATTTCATAGCCAATATCATTTTTAATTCTTTTTGCTTTGTTATATTGACTTATGGCATTATTGGCATTACCATAATATCTAACAACATTTTGAAATTTTGATTCTAATTCACTTTCGCTAATTATTGGTTTCCAGACCTCATTAATTAGTAATTCTTCAAATTTCTTAGGATTCTTTTTAAATCTTTCAATAGTTTCTTTGTCTAGCCTTGACTGTCCATTTGCCCATCTGTCAAAGGCTTTTTCTTTTTCTTTATATAAGAGTTGGCTGTAATTAGATAAATATGTATTTCTCTTTTCTTCTTTGTCCTTATCGGTCAATCCATCACTTAAACCTAATTCGTTTTCAAGTGTTAATTTAGCTTCATACATATGTAGCAATTCTGGATACTTCTTAAAATCATCTGGCTTGATATTTTTATTTCGTAATTGTCTTTTCTGTTTCTCGGACATTTTAAAATTATTTATTATGGATTGCGTTTGTTCATTATTAAATAACTCTACAATGTCCTCATGTAAGCCATTTGGCATAATTCCTAATTTTGGATCTTCGTCCTCATCATCATTTATAAATTTTTCCCTGTTTGTGTTCATATTTTCCGCATACTTGCTTAACAATGGATATTCAGAATCATTAGTAAGGTTAATTAATTTAGTAGCTAATGATTCCAATTTCTTATTTATGTATAAGTCCTCCGACAACCTACTACGCTTGTTTGTATCTGCATAATTGGTATGGTAGTATTCTGTTTCCAGTATTCCTTGTAATTCAGCGTCTAGTGTACCTTTATCTTTATCGCCTAATATTTCATTTAGGTACTGGCTTAAAAGCACTGGATCATCTGTATAATCCTTTTTCTCTAATTCTCGATTTATCCTTAGAAATAAACTAGCTGCGTTCCCTTCAGATTCTTTATTATATCTAGGTGTTCCATAACCAAAGCTATATTTTAAATCTAGCTGTTTATATTCCATGTCTTGAATTTTAGTTTCTGTTTGTTCCCATGTTTTAAATTTTTCTTCCAATATAAATTCCTCTCCTTAGTTCTAAAATCTTATTGATATAGCTTATTGAGCCTTCTGACATTACGTTTAATAGAAATATAGGACTTATTATATCCGCAAGCATTAAAACGCTGTGAGAAGGCTCTCAATAGCTAAAAATACTTTAAACATTTAATCAATCAAAATAAACATTTTCATCACACTTATTTTTTAATATTTTCATGAATTCATAATCATCATGTAATACGTTTTCATCTTCAATTTCTAAATCTGTTTCAAGAAATTCACTTGCTGCTTTTTCGTACCAGTAATTTACGCCTTCATTTGTTTTAGCCTTCATAAATTTAACAAGGTCATCCTCTAAGTCATTCTCCATAATAAAGTTGACAAAAAGGTATTTCTGTCTTTGCATAATCATTCTTTCGTTATCCATTTTCGTAAATGCTTCCATCATACCCCTTGCAGCTTCTCTTTCTTCCTTATTTTCAAATTTATAGTCATCTAATCTAAGCATTTTTCATTTCTCCTTTTTAAATTTTAATTTGCTTATATGAGTTCATCATTTTGCCTACTAACAACTTCAACATCTGTACATACTACTACTTCCTCGTCACCTTCAAGGTACTCGCTTTTTGTTGGTCTGCCAGTTCCTGTCACCAAGTAAGTGTATGGGATTTCCGGCTCTTCCGTTTCATCAACTTCGACCACTGTTACCGTTTTACCGACTAAATCTTCATATGTTCCTTCGCAAGAATCCTTAATTACTCTTACCTGATCGCCAAAATCTACTTTACTCATAATTTACCCTCTCCTTTAATAATTTCAGGATTGTGAATTTTTCTGCTAACTTCCCTCATCTGCTCATCATCAGGATTGGCTCTTACATAGTTATCAATTATTGCTGCTATAGTTGCTGTCTCGTAATAATCGGCTTCAATGATTATTCTTTGAGTAGCTGGAATATTCCTAACAATCATTTGTGATCCCCCTCTTAAAATTTTTTTCACTTCATCTTTTGACATTCTCAACAACTTGGCATATTCGATTAATTCAACCCACTCTTGATCCACAAAGCAACCCCTCCCCTATATAAACCAAATTCCGATTGCTATTACCGGCATTATCAAAATTGGAATGTAGAAAAATAATGCATCTGATACAAGCGGTAACTGCTCATCGTCCTCTAAATCAAAGAAATAATGATTGATTTTGTTTATCAGGTTCACTGATAACCCTCCATTTTGTAATGGATAGCTGTAAGCACCCATGTTTTAATAAGACCTTCCATGTTGCTTATTGGTCTATCGACCTTTTTAAACATTTGCTTCATTGTTTTTGTAAATTCAATGTCATTCAGATGATAAATATCTTCAGATGAACAATTAGGATAAATAAATTCTGTATATGTGTTATAAAAGTATTCAATTTCTGTAATATCAAATGTTCGATCATTGACTAAAACATTTACCTTTTCCGAAAAGAACTTCTTTAATGACATAGGTAATTTCATTTTCCAGATATAACCAGTCATCTGGTAATGGTAATGATGATCAGTATCATTAAAATCAGTATTAATAACATCAGTATTACTACCGTCTTGTTTTGGGATTTCTAGTTGTCCTATTTCAGTATTTCTAGTTGTCTTATTCTGGGATTTCTTGAAATCTCGTTTTGGGATTTCTAAACTTTCTGCCTTATTAATCTTGTAAATATCATGCTTGCTAACAATCGGCTTTTTAACGTAAAGTCTGTTTGGTTTTCCTTGCCCTAACCTGACCTGTTCAAGTAATCCATTCTGAAGCAATTCCTTTTTTATATTGGATAACTTGTTATTACCTACATTTAAAATCTGTTTTAATTCATCATTCGTATAAATGAAATAAATATTCCCCCTTTCGTCATACCAACCATTTTTAACCGACAATTGAAACCTATCCTTTAATACTGACCAAGCAATTTTGGTATCATTTGTCATTTTTATGTAGCTGCTATTCGTAAAAAACACTTTTGGCAACTGGTAATGTTTCAATCCATATTCTTCAAATATATTGTAATATTGCTCGGTCATAGCGTTATCACCCCTTTCATCTGAATTTAAAGAATATGTATTATTTACTCTGAATCCAATTTAATAAGAATTGTTTAGTCTCTTTAGCAGGATAAAGCCACTTATTGCCAACCTTATGCTTAGGAAAATCTGGATGATAGAAAAACTGATCTTTAATGGTGTTAAAGCAAAGATTGGTCTGTTTCTCTAGCTCCTTCGTATCCCAGAACACTACTTCGTTATCTAATTTGTTTAGATGTTGCTCTAATTTTTCTTGATACAATTTATTTAGTTCATCCTCATCTAGTTTAATTTCAACCAAATTTATACCTCCTTTTTTATCATTTATTATCATAAGTTATCATGTTGTATCATTAGTATATATTATCATGTGTTATCATGTCAACCCCCCTCACTTTGAATAATTTATATGATAACTGGTAATAATTATCATGACAGTCTTGTGAGCCTGATAAATAAGGGATATACTGTGATAAGATATAATAATTTCAGGAGGTGTAAAGCTATGACCAGAAAATATTACCTTAATTTTGATGGAACGTTGGGGGAATTTATCAAACAGCATAGGAAGGCTAAAAAAATTAATGCTAGAGACTTGTCTTTTGAATTAGGCAAAGGTGCTGCTTATATATATCAAATTGAAAGTGAAAGAAATAAAAATCCTGACTACGACAATGTTTACAAGATTTTTAAGTATATAGGAATAGATGAGGATAAAATAGAGGATTATCTGGAATCATTTGGTCTTATGTCACCAGAACGTGAACAGGAATTAATTAATAAACAAATGCAACAAAATGAATTGACATATGATGAGTATCAACAACATGAAGAAAATGAGAAGGAAATAAGGAATAGTCATCCAGAATATTTCATTAATACAGATGACGAGTTACTGAAAGAAATCATAAATGATCGACTAGAGATAATTAACTCAATTCTCAAAGAGGTGTCATTAGAAAAGACTGGTGAAGGCTTTAAATTAGTCAAGAATATTGAACAGACATTGACAAATATGAAGAGCAATAAAAAGCTGTATATGTTCATGCAAAGGCTTTTTGACAATAATTTATCATTGTTGAATGAGGATAGCTTAGTTAAAGTTTTGAATGAGTTATATAAAGAAATGAATGAGGCAGAAAAGGAAAATGCTGCATGGGGAGAACCAATAATTAAACAGTCAATTGATAAATTATAGGAGATGAAAAGAATATGGCTTATTACAGAAGAAGAGGTTGCAAGTGTAAAAATAAGAAGCAATGTACTTGTGGTGCAAAATGGAGTTATACTGTTGACTTGGGGATTGATCCAATCACCAACAAAAGAAAGCAAAAAACCAAAACGGGCTTCAACACTAAAAAGGAAGCCCAATTAGCCGCTGCTGAAATTGAGCAACAAGTTAATGAAAAAACTTATGTAACTGTGACCGAAAAAACATTAAATCACATTATAGATGAGTGGATCGAGGTATATGCAAAAAATAAAATGAAACCTTCCACATTTGAAAATAAGAATATGATTATAAGAAATAAAATCCGACCAATTTTAGGTAATAAAAAAATAAAGGATATCGAACCTTCTGAAATCCAGTCCATATATAATAAAATGCTTAATGATGAAGGCTTATCGACATCATACGCTAGAGCAGTTCACAATATCTTATCATCGGTTTTTAAATATGCTAAAAAGTGGGATAAAATCAAAGTGAATATTATGGAAAAAGTTGATGCCCCTGTTCCAAAATACAAACAAATACAAACGTGGTCATTGGAAGAAGTGACAAAATTCATGGAGATAGCTAAAGATTATCAAACTTATATTGCCTATGTTTTAGCTATATACACCGGAATGAGGATGGGGGAAATATTAGGTTTAAGGTGGAAAGACATTGATTTAGATAATGGTACAATCCATATTGTACAAGCAATGATAAGAATGGGCGGTAGTTACTATTTTGATGAACCTAAAACAAAAGGTGCTAAAAGGCAAATTTCAATTACAGATGACGTTATAGAAGCATTAAAAGAGCATAAGAATGATCAAGAATATTCATCTGAATTAGTTGTTACCACATCAATCGGCACTCCATATAGTCAAAGGAACTTATTGCGTAATTTCAATTCTATCCAAAAAAGAGCAGACGTTCCAAAAATCACGTTTCATGATTTAAGACATACACATGCTACAATGTTGCTAAAATTAGGTGAAAACCCAAAAATCGTTAGTGAACGTTTAGGACATGCAAGGACATCTATAACATTAGATATATATAGTCATGTGTTGCCCGATATGCAAAAGGAAACTGCACAAAACTTCTCTAATTATTTACGTGGTCAAAATGTGGTCAAAAAAGAAAAATAA